ACATACCTGTTTCTGGTATAATGTATTTAAATGATTTAAATTTTGGCACTATATTTGATTTAGATAATTTTGTACTTGAAATTAAACCTAAAAAATTTCATTGGTATATTTGGCCTGGTCATTACATTCACACACCAACACAGTTTATTTGTAATACAAATAGATATGTTATTGCAACATCAACATACCTTAGATTAAAAAATAATAAATAGTATAATATGAGTATAGATGATAAAATAAATGAAGCACTTGGTATCTCTACCGAAAGCAAACCTGCTACAAAATCTGTAGTTAAAAAAGAATTTACTCCTCCTGTTCCTAGAATGGAAGACAAGGACAAAGAGGATGTAGATAATGATTACAAATATAGTAGAGAAAACTATTATAATTTGATTGAAAGAGGCCAAGACGCAATACAAGGCATATTAGATATTGCAAACGAAAGTCAACATCCTAGAGCTTATGAAGTTGCAGGCAATCTAATCAAACAAGTGGCCGATACAGTTGACAAGTTACAAGACTTACAAGGCAAACTTAAAAATTTAAAAGATGTTCCTAATAAGACAAGCACAAATATTAAACAGGCCTTGTTTGTAGGTTCATCAGCAGAGTTACATAAGATACTTAAAAATAAAAATAAGGATGTACAAAGTGAAGAAGATAAAAGTTTTAAAAGCAAAAACATCACACCCGAAAAAACAGACGTTTCTGATAAGTGATTTAACATATACTAAAAAAAATCCTTATCCACATACTTTACCACAGCACGAAAGAAATAATTGGTTAAAAGATGGTATGAATGAACCTATAGAGGTTATTAAACACAATATAAGTACAACTCCTAGATTTGGTGCATTAGGTGTTAGATATAAGGAAAAACAATATTCTATACATAAAGGTAGTAGTAGAGTAAATGCAGCTGTGTCTATGGGATACAATGCAATTGAAGGTATTATAATTAATGAAAATACATAAGTTTGACAAAAATAGTTTTGTTGCAGGATACTATATATCTGAAAATATTTGTGATAATCTTATTAAAAGATATAAAGAAGAAGATTTAAATAATAATACATTTGTAGGTACAACTGATAGTGCTGTTAAAAAAATAAAACATACAAAAGGAAAAAAATCTACAGAATATACAACCAGTGTTAATGATAATGATCCTAGGATAATTGCGTATGTTGAATGTTTAAAAAAATTAGTAGGTTTATATAATAAAACTTATCCTACTACAACTCAAATATCAAAATATGGCCTTGTTGAAAGATTTAATATACAATATTATAAACCTACTGAAGGCTTTTATGAATGGCATTGTGAAAGTAGTGGTATTTATCCTAATTCAGCAAGAGTTTTTGCTTGGATGACTTATCTAAATGATGTGCCAAATGGAGGTACAGATTTTTTGTATCAAAATTTAACAGTTCCTGCTAAAAAAGGTTTAACGCTAATGTGGCCTGCAGGATGGACTCATACCCATAAAGGCCAGATTTCAAATGAATATGAAAAATACATTATTACAGGTTGGTTTAGTTATACAGATAAAAATTTATTTAGAGGTTTAGATAATGAATAATTTTATAGAAGATGATAATTTTTTAAAAGAACACCAAAAAGATTTTATTAACAATGTTGTTTTAAGTAGTAATTTTCCATATTTTTATTATCCTTTTTCTGTAAACGGTGACGGCAATTCACATTTAACTCATATAGTTAAAAACAGACCTGAAAATAATGGTCAATGGAACAGTATTTACAAAGATCAATTTATTGATATATTTGAAACATTTTGTAAAAAAAACAATATAACATATAAAGAAATTTTTAGATGTGCTGTAAATATTAGTTTTAATGTAAAAGATAAAAAATCTCCTATTCATTATGACCACGAGTTTAAACATAGGCAAATAATAATATATTTAAATAACCCTTTAGATAATAATTCAAATACTGTAATACTAGATAAAGAAAAGATAAATATTATAAAGGAAATAAAACCAAAAAAGTATAAAGCAATTTGTTTTGACAATCTTCCTCACTTTATGTATTATCCACAAAAAGGTGAAAGATTTGCATTAATTTATACTTTTATATAACAGTTATGTCAGAATCATATTTAGGAAATCCTAACTTATTTAAAGCTAATACTAAGCAAGAATACACGCAAGAGCAAATACAAGAAATTGCCAAGTGTATGGAAGATCCTATTTACTTTATTAAGAATTACATTAAGATTGTAAATATTGATGAAGGACTTGTGCCTTTTAATATGTATGGGTTTCAGGAACGTATGGTGGATACGTTTCACAATAACAGATTTTCTATTTGTAAACTACCAAGACAGTCAGGTAAGTCAACAACAATTATCGCATACTTATTACATCAAGTTGTATTTAATGATAACATCAATGTTGCCATTTTAGCAAACAAAAGTTCTACAGCTAGAGATTTATTAGGTCGTCTTCAACTTGCATATGAAAATTTACCAAAGTGGTTACAACAAGGTGTCTTAAACTGGAACAAAGGTTCACTTGAATTAGAAAATGGTTCAAAGATACTTGCAGCTGCAACATCATCATCTGCTATTCGAGGTGGTTCATTTAACATTATCTTCCTTGACGAGTTTGCGTTTATTCCTGCTAATATATCTGAACAGTTTTTTAGTTCAGTATATCCTACAATTTCATCTGGTAAATCTTCAAAGGTAATGATTGTATCTACACCTCACGGAATGAATATGTACTACAAGATTTGGAATGACTCAATACATAAACGAAACGATTATGTTCCTGTAGAAGTACATTGGTCTGAAGTTCCAGGACGAGATGATAAATGGAGAGAAGAAACGATACGTAACACAAGTGAAGCTCAATTTGCTACCGAGTTTGAATGTGAATTTGTGGGTTCAATTGATACCCTTATTAATCCATCTAAAATAAGAGTGCTATCTCATAACACACCTTTAGTTTCAAACGCAGGTTTAGATTTATACGAAAGACCAGAAAAGGGAAAAGATTATGTTATGACAGTTGACGTAGCACGAGGTACAGTAAAAGATTATTCTGCCTTTGTTGTATTTGATGTTTCAAAAATGCCTTATCGTATTGTCGCAAAGTTTAGAGATAATGAGATGAAACCATTGTTGTTTCCTCACACAATAGAAAAAGTAGCAAGACAATATAATAATGCTCATATATGTGTTGAAGTTAATGATATTGGCCATCAAGTCGCTGACGCATTACAATTTGAATTAGAATATACAAATCTACTTATGTGTATGATGAAAGGCCGTGCAGGTCAAATATTAGGTGGTGGTTTTTCTAAACGAGGTTCTCAATTGGGTGTAAGAATGACTAAGCAAGTTAAAAGAATAGGTTGTCAAAACTTAAAAACGCTTATTGAAAGTGATAAAATATTAGTGCCCGATTTTCATATGATACAAGAATTATCAACATTTATAAGGCGAGGTACTTCTTGGCAGGCTGAAGAAGGTGCAAATGATGACCTAGTAATGTGTTTAGTTATATTTGCGTGGTTAACAAATCAAAGATATTTTAAAGAAATGACAGACCAAGATGTACGTGCCAGACTATATGAAGAACAAGCAAACGCAATAGAACAAGATATGGCACCTTTTGGTTTTATGAATGACGGTTTAGATGAAGACTATATACAAGATGATTCTGGAGAAGTATGGACGCCTGTAACAGTAAGAAAAGGCGATATTCTGTAAAATCATAATATACTAAATAGTATTGAGATTAATGATACTTTATTAGCTAATAAGGAGAACAACAACTATGGCATTTCAAGTTTCACCAGGTGTTGTCGTACAAGAGAAAGACTTAACAAATGTAATACCAGCAGTAGCAACTACTATTGGTGCTGTTGCAGGACAATTTACACAAGGTCCTATGGATGAGGTAATTTCAATTGCTTCAGAAAAGGAATTTGTTGAAACGTTTGGTAAACCTGACTCTTCAAACTTTGAATATTTTTTTAGTGCTGCAAGTTTTTTGCAATACTCATCAAATATAAGAGTTGTACGTGCAATCAACACAGGCGCATTAAACGCTACTGCTAACGGTAGTGGTTTATTAATTAAGAATACCTCGCACTATTCAGATGGTGACGGAACTACAGGACCTTACAATGCAGGTGCTGGCTCTGTCGGCAACTGGGCTGCAAGAACAGCAGGTGCTTGGGGTAATAATATAAAAGTTTCAGTTTGTCCTTCATCAACAGTTTACGAACAAACAGCATTAACTACTGTATCTGACTCAGTTACAGCAGTAGGCGATACTACAATTACAGTTGCTTCAGACGCAAATATAAATGTAGGTGATATTGTAAACTTTGGAGAATCAGGCGGATATGAATATAGAGTAACAGCAAAAGGTGCTTCAACAATCACAATAGTAAGACATCCTTCAGGTACAGGCGGTTTACACACTGCTGTAGCAAACGGTACATCTGTTAGAAGAAGATGGAGATACTACGATTTAGTTGGCGCTGCACCAGGAACATCTGACTACGTTTCAAATAGAGGCGGATCAGGTGACGAAATACACATTGTAGTCATTGACGAAGATGGTGGTATTACTGGTACTGCTGGAGAAGTATTAGAAGTTTATGATTCAGTATCAGTAGCTTCTGACGCTAAAACTCCACAAGGAGATGACAACTACTATGTAAATGTAGTTTATAACAAATCACAATACATCTATTGGATGGACCACGACTCAACAGATACTACAAGTTGGGGAAGTGCTGCTTTAAATACATCTTTTGGTGCTGGTGCGTTACAAGATATTAGTTTATCAGGTGGTGCTAACGGTACTGATGTTTCAGTTGCAGAATTAAAAACTGCTTATGAAAAATATCAGGATGCTGATAGTGTAGATGTTAATTTAATTATTTCTGGTAAAGGTGATGCTACTCATATAGATAACCTAATTACAATTGCTGAAAATAGAAAAGACGCAATTGTATTTGCTTCACCAGAAAGAACAGACGTGGTTAATGTAACTAATTCTAATACTCAAACAACTAATGTTAAAGGTTTCTTTAACAGTATTAGATCATCTTCATATGTTGTATTTGATAGTGGTTACAAATATACTTACGACAAATACAATGATGTGTTTAGATATATTCCATTAAACGGAGATATTGCTGGATTGGCTGCAAGAACAGACTTAATCGCAGATTCTTGGTACTCACCTGCTGGTTTCAACAGAGGAGTAATTAGAGGCGCTGTTAAGTTGGCATACAACCCATCAAAAACACAAAGAGATGAGTTATATAGAGCTAGAATTAATCCAGTTGTTACTTTACCTGGACAAGGTACAATCTTGTTCGGAGATAAAACAGGATTATCTAACCCTAGTGCGTTTGACAGAATCAACGTTAGAAGATTGTTTATCACTTTAGAGAAGGCAATCTCAACTGCTTCTAAATTTCAACTATTTGAATTTAATGACGAGTTTACAAGAGCTCAATTTAGAAACATAGTTGAACCATTCCTAAGAGATGTACAAGGTAGAAGAGGTATAACAGACTTTTTAGTAGTTTGTGATACTTCAAATAATACTGGTGATGTCATTGATAGAAATGAATTTAGAGCTGACATTTTTGTCAAACCTAATAGATCAATTAACTTTATACAACTACAATTCGTTGCGACAAGAACAGGTGTTGCATTTGAAGAAGTGGTAGGAGCGTAGGAGGAAAAAATGCCAAATATAAATGACTTTAAAGCTAAGTTAAGAGGCGGCGGCGCTCGTGCTAACCAATTCAGAGTAACAATGCCTTTCCCTGGATTTGCTGCTGTAGGTGGGGAGACAGAATCAATGTCTTTCTTATGTACAACAACATCTTTACCAGGAATGACAATTGGAGAAGTTGCTATTCCATTTAGAGGAAGAGAGTTATATGTTGCGGGTGATAGAACATTTGCAACTTGGACTACAACTGTTTTAAATGATACTGACTTCTTAATTCGTAACGGATATGAAAGATGGTTAAATGGTATCAACAATATGTCAGATAACGAAGGATTAACAAATCCTATTGATTATCAAGTTGACGCATTTGTTGACCAACTTGACCGAAACGGTAATGTGATTAAATCATATACTTTTAGAGGAATGTTCCCAACTACAATTGATGATATTTCTCTGGACTATGGTACTAACAACGCAGTAGAATCTTTTACTGCTACGCATAGATACCAATACTTTGAAACAAATACGACTACATAATACTCTTATAAGTATTAGTAGAAATAGGAGATTAAATTATGGCTGAACTGTTTGGGTTTAAGATTGAGCGTTTAAATACCTCACAACCAGATCCAAGACAAAATATAGTTCCACCTCAAGCGGATGACGGTACACAAACCGTCCCCGCTGGTGGGTTTTTTGCGTCTTATGGTGGTTTTGATGTTAGCGCTAGAAATGAATTAGACTTAATAAGAAGATATAGAGAAGTATCACTACATCCAGAATGTGATATGGCAATTGAGGATATTGTTAACGAAGCAATAGTATCAAACGAAAATCAACAATCGGTACAATTAGATTTAAATAATCTTAAATATAACGATTCAATTAAAAAAGCAATACGAGATTCTTTTAGAGAAGTTTTAGATTTGTTAAACTTTGATACTAAAGGCCACGACATCTTTAGAAGATGGTATGTAGATGGAAGACTTTTTTATCACAAAATTATTGATAAAGAATCACCTAGAAAAGGAATTACAGAATTAAGATATGTAGACCCTCGTAAAATTAAAAAGGTACGAGAAGTTAGAAAAAATAGAGTAGATGGTATGCCTGGCTCTTTTGCTATGACAGACAAATACCAAGAATACTTTTTATTTAACGAAAAAGGAATACATCCAACTGCTACATCTAACGCAGGTGGATTACAAATTGCTACTGACGCAATTTCATATTGTCCTTCAGGACTTATAGATCAAACAAAAAATATAGTTTTATCATACTTGCATAAAGCAATTAAACCAGTTAATCAATTAAGAATGATTGAAGATGCTGTTGTTATTTACAGAATTGCTCGTGCACCTGAAAGAAGAATATTTTATATTGATGTAGGTAACTTACCTAAAATTAAGGCTGAACAATATTTAAGAGATGTTATGGCTAGATATAGAAACAAACTTGTATATGACGCAAGTACAGGTGAAATTAAAGACGATAGAAATCAG